TACAGGAGAAATAATATATGTCATTTGCTAATCTAAAAACTAATCGTGCAAACGATATCGCTTCCCTAGTCTCAGCCGCTGAATCAGTTGGTGGTGGAGGCGAAAAGAAGTCTTACGCAGATGAGCGGTTCTGGAAACCAACTGTTGATAAAGCAGGTAATGGTTATGCAGTACTCCGCTTCTTACCAGCACCGGCGGGCGAGGATCTCCCGTGGGTTCGTTATTGGGATCATGGGTTCAAGGGTCCAACCGGAATGTGGTATATCGAAAATAGCTTAACCTCTATTGGACAGCCAGATCCAGTTGGCGAAATGAATTCGGTTCTTTGGAATACAGGTCGTGACGAAGATAAAGCTACGGCTCGTGATCGTAAACGTAGGTTGCATTATGTAACTAATATTATGGTCGTATCTGATCCATCCAATCCAAACAATGAAGGTAAAGTATTCCTTTATAAGTTTGGTAAAAAGATCTTTGATAAGATTATGGATGTTATGCAGCCGCAATTCCAAGACGAGAAACCAGTCAATCCATTTGATTTCTGGGAAGGCGCGGATTTCAAACTCAAGATTCGTCAAGTTGAAGGCTATCGTAACTATGATAAGTCGGAGTTTGCATCACCCACCGGTCTATACGAAGGTGATGATGAAAAGTTGGAGGCAGTATATAACCGCCTTCACAGTCTATCGGATTTCCTCGATCCGAAAAACTATAAGTCCTATGCCGAACTTAGCGCAAAGCTAACTAAGGTACTAGGCGAGGCTGGTACTCCTTTGAGTACTGCCGAGGCTGTAACGCTCGATGAGACTGCTCCAAGTCCTTCCTTTCCAACGGAGCCGGCTCCAGCTGCACAGCAAAGCAATGTAACTCCGTCATCTGATAGCGATGATGATACTATGAGTTACTTTGCTAAACTAGCACAAGAAGGTTAAACACTTCAGCTAGTTGCACTAAGGCCCCAGAGTTTTTCCTTTCTCTCTGGGGCCTTTTTGTATCTATTGATTAGTGATTAAGGTATTCATTAGTCCAGCCATCTGCTTCTGAAACAATAGCTCCACTACCTTTTTTAGTAGTTTCCACACCACCCTGAATATTAGTCTGACTAGTATTACCTTGACCGCCATAATAGTTATTGATAATAGTTGGTGCACCTTCTCCAGGTGCTCCACCAGCTTCATTACCAGCTGCAGCATCTTGTAAAGCTCTAAGATTTGATACAGCTAATTCAAATTCTGTACCGCCATTAGCTAAACCTTTAACTTTTGTACCAGACATAAATAAGCCATCACCAACTACTCCACCATAGATAGCAGTTTCTAGACTAGGCATGGCTTGAACTAATTGATTTGCAAAGTTTTTAATATTTCTACCAAGGTCTTGATCTACTCTTACCTTTCCAAGTCTTTCTAGATCATCTAATACTAGGCTTAAGCCTTTCATCTCAGCAGCGTTTATATCTTTTAATGGCTCAAGAGCTTCTACCATTCTTTGAATTCTGCTTTTTTCTTTGGAACTACCCTCTTTATCTCCAAAGCCAAAAATATTTTTAACAAATCCAGCAATATCAGTAGCTGTATCAGATAATTTACCCATCATCTCAGCACCAAAGAATTTTGAAATTCCTTCACCAATATCTGGTAAAACTTTAGCTGCACCAGCAAGTTTTTCGCCATCCATATCTTCAAGAGGTTTAATACCAGCTACCATATTATTAACTAGTGTTTTAGTAGCAGAACCATCGGCACCTAAGATACCGCCAAGTTTAGCCATACCATCAAACGCTACAAAGAAGGCCGCAATACCGGCACCAATAACACCCATACCAATTGCGGCTTTACCTGCAATCATTAAACCACCAGGCGCTGCTCCAAAAACGGCTCCAACAGCAAGTAATCCACCAAGAGCTTTTAGCGATGTTGGTTCTAAAGACCCAATTGCATCACCAAAGTTTTTAACTAAGTTCTTAATTGATCCTCCATCGCCAACATTTGCCGCAACAAAGTCTGCACCAGAAAATCCAGTAAAGAAAGCTGCAATACCAAGAGATAATGCGCCAATACCTAATACCATATTAGCTTGCATTTTCTTAGATGTTATTTTACCAAAAATAGCTCCAGCACCAAGAAGAACTGTAAGAGCGGCTGCAGATTTTGCGGTTAAACTTCCGATCGATTCATCAAATGCTTTAACAGCTTTAGTTAGTCCTGTATAATCAGTCCCAAGCCAACTAAGAGTAGCATCACCAACTGCTAATCCAACAAGAAATCCTGAAATACCAGCACCCATTGCTGTCATTCCAATTCCAATGTCTAATGGATTTTTTGCTACTAATCCAGCTACTGCACCACTAACCAACATAGCTCCAAGTGCTACTTGAGCTTCAGTTGATAGACCCATAATCATACTGGAAAAACCTTCAAGTGCAGCTTTCATTCCGCCGAACTTCATATCTACCCAGCCCATACTTTTCATGCCTGAAATAACAGCATCACCGGCAAGAAGACCCATTAAGAATGCTGAAATACCAATACCCATAAAGGCTAAACCTTTGGCTGCCTTTGTACTACCAACTGCAGAAACAGCCATAATAGCACCAAGTACAGTAAATGCTTTTATGTCCATAGACATAATCATATCGCTAAATCCAAGAGCAGCTGCTTTTAAAGATGCAAAGTTAAAGTCAGCACCAATTTCTTTCATCCAACTAAGAGCAGCATCACCAGCTAATAAACCACCAAAGAAAGCTGGAATAGCTACACCCATAGCCACTAATCCTGCAGCACCTTTAAGAGCAGCAGCGGCCATAGCTGCAACTCCAAGACCTCCAAAGCCAAGCATATTTTTTAAGCCACCACCTTTACCACCAGATCCTCCAGAACCACCTTTCATACCAGCAATACCAGCAGCAATTTTCTTTAATTCATCTGTTTGCTCTTTATCAGCTTTAGCATCTTCTCTTCGTTGTTCAGTTTGTTCTGATTCAGATTGAGGTGGTTCGACATTAGCCATTTTAGCTATGTTCTCAGACATAACAATAACATCTTTTTTCATTTCAAGTAAATGGCGCCTTGAGTTTCTAGTGTGCGCTTCTACTTGATGTAAGTGAGCTTTGGTCTCTTTATTACTCTCTTGAAAAGATTCAATAAGTTGTTGGAGTTTATTTTCTTCAGCCATAGCTTACTTCCTTGGTGGCGGTGTTTTATTTTTTTGAGTCATAGCTTCTTTGCCATAGAATGCTGCCACAATAGCAGCAACAGAGACAAAGTATACTGCAGCCATATCACCTAAAATAGTTGCAGCTTTATCTAAGCCAATAAGAGTCGATGCAATAACAAAGGCTGGATATAGTAACATACCAAATAAAGCAAACCATGCCATATTCCTTTGAGCATCTTGTTTTTTATCTTCATTCTCCATATCACTTCGCATATCTTCTAGTTCAATCATTTTTTGCTCCATCATCATTTCTTCATCACTTACAATACCATCACCATCTTTATCAAGATGTGCATATTTAGATCCAGGTTCTAATTTTTTTTCTACCATTATACCTTACCTTCTTGCGTTTTGGCGTGCCATTTGATCGTTTTGCTCTTCAACATACTGAGTTAATAATGCTATGTAAATCTCTCTTTCCCACGGTACCATCGACTCAATTTCAGTTAAAGAATAGTTATGATGTTGCATCATAGCGAAGTTAGTCCGAAACATAGTCTCAAGGTTATTATGAGAAAGAGCTATGCGAAAAAATCGTTTAGGCCCTCCAATGTTACGTCATTAACTGTTCCACACTTTTCACATGTAAAATTTACTTCTTCTTTTAATTTAGGAAAATTATCAAAAAATTCTTGAACTTTTGTAAATTGTTCTTTGTTTAACGATTCAATAAAATCTACAAGCTCTCTTGCAGTTGATTCACTAGCTGGATAAACAGAATCAGCATCATGAATAGATTCTATAGAAGCCGCAATCATGCCAATAACAATATCAATAGCTGAACCAGGTTCAGCTGTTTTAAGAACATCTTCAACTCTCATAACTGTAGGATACTTAAGCGAAACACCTACAGTATCAGTAATCTGTACAACTGCAGCCGCTTTAGGATCACCTTGTAATTCTACTGCAGCTAAGTTAACTTTTACTTTATTATCATGTTTGCATTCTTCATTTGAACATTTCAAAGCAATTTCTGCGTTTTCACCGACAGAAGCCGCTCTTAGTTTTAGAAAAATTAATTCTAAATCAAACATGGCTAATGATTTAACATCAACCTCTTTGAACGTACAAACTTCTACAATGTCTCTCATTGCATTTGAAATTTGTTGTGCATCGTCTGATTCAATAGCAGTTAAAAGTACCTTTTCTTCCCTTACGACAAAAGGGCGATACTTAATTTCTTGTCCCGTTGAAGGGATTGTCATATCGTATTTAATAAGATTTAGCTGTGGCAGTGCCATCATTCACTCCTTGTTATAATTAACCAAATAGTTTATTGGCTGCAATTCCGACTAGTGTACCAGCCAGACTTGCTTGATCACCCCACTCATCATAAGCCATACCGACTGTGATTCGTGAGATAGCGTTTTCATTCGCGTTAGATAATTCTACAGCTGAGACAGAAACTGGAAACGCGTTTTTCAAAGTACATGTATAATTTGGTATGTTATTTGAATCCAATTGCTGAATGAGTACGTCTGAGACATAATCATCTTTGTAGTTTACTGTTCCCTTTTCAGTATCTATAATAGATGCCTGCCAAGAGTCCATGACTTCTTTTAAGTAGTAATCACCTGTAAGTAAAAACGTAAAAGATACGTCATCATTAATATAACCATAAGGTTTCTTAATTGCTTTTAATCTTGTAATATGTTCTGCAGTAGTAATCTGACGACCTGGCAATGAACAACTTTCACACAAAAGAGAAATATCTCTTGGATCATTAATAAGTGACATAGGATTAAATCCACCGCCAGATGCTAAGTTAGAAAGGATTGCTCCAGGATTAATAGAAATAAGTGGTAAGTTCATATATATCGCAAACCTATTAGATTTAGATACTCCACCGCGCTTACCAATGGTACTTTTGAGTGTGTCAATACTTGCTGGTAATGCCATTAAGCGCTCCTTACCGTTTGTCTAGAATCTTTATAGATGGCTCCTGCTTTTGACTTCTTAAATCTCTGAGTCTGCATGAACATAGCTATTTCCCACTCAGGTGGTTCAACTTTTACTATTCTAGATTCTACATGGTTTGTTAAATAGTGTTTGAAACAAGGCTTAAAATAACGCAACTTACGAACACTCTGTAAAATTCTGTATCTGGCTTTGAAACGTGTAGTTTCATCATATCGATTATTTGTAAGTGTTAGTGCATCAAATAATTTAGCTCTTAATACTGGAGGAAGATAATGTAAGTTCAAACCATAAAATCCGCCAGGAGCTTTTTCAACCATAATAATCAAAGGGAATGTATCATAGTACGGTAATGTTTCTTTATGTTTTGGATCATAGAAAAACATATACATGTCACCCATACGTGGACGTGTGACTCTAGTTACTGCACTATCTCTCAATAGAGTTTGTCTATTGATGTTCCTTATATTACGAAGCTTATCACGAAACCAATCCTGAGACTCTTCTGTCCTAGGTTGGATTCCAGCTCTAAAAGCTTGTAACTGCATTTTTTCAAAAAACGAATTTGCCATACTGTTATTTATACACTATCCTTTGAGGATTTTAATGCCTAATTGCTTCAAAGTATCTTCATGCCAAATTGCAAATCTGTATCCACGGGCATCAGCCCATTTACTAGCTGCGTCCCATTTAGATTGATTTTTCACATAGGTCATTACCTCATTAAGATAACGCTTTGTTTTTCTAGACGGTTTTACTGGAGGCTGACACTGTTTCTTTGGTTTAATTTCTATTAGCCATTTCTGACCTACAGCATCTTTGAAATAAATATCAATGAAGTAACGATGCATTCTTTTATCGGTTGCGCATTTGTAAGGAATAACATACTCTTCAGAGCTCCATTCAGAAACATCTGGTTTATTATCTAGGAATTTGAATACAGCTCTTTCCCAAGAAGATCTATAAACTACTTTTTTATGATCTCCTTTGTATTTAGAGATGTTCTTTACTCTGTAACGGCCTTTATAAGTCATATAAATAATCGTATGGCAATATGGTTATAGGTTAGGTTTAATGACAACAAAATATGTATATCCTCAAGGTTTGGCTGAACAGCATCCCGTTCAGTGTAGAATTTCTATTCATAAACGCCTCAACAGAATGAAAGAATTAATCGACAAAGGCGGCGACGTAGCAAGTGATGGCAGTGTAACAAAAGTAGTCGGTGCACTTGTTGACGGCGGCAAGCAAGTAGTAAACAGACAAATTATTGCAACTAACTCGACTGCAATTGCTCAAATTTATTTATATGCTCCTGCAGGAATTTCTTTTTCAGATGGTTTAGCTTATGACAATGCTGAAATGTCAGCTGTAGTAAGTGCAATCCAATCTGCTGCAGATGCATCAGCCACTGGACCAGAAAACGCAGTTAGAACGGTCGGCGGTGCTGCTGGTGGTTTTCTTGCTGGCCAGGTAAGAAAGTCTGGTATAGGCCAACAAGCTCAACTACAACTTGGTGTTGTAAGAAACCCTAGATTAGAAATGTTATTTAGAGCTCCAGCACTTAGACAATTATCACTTACTTGGAAATTTATGCCTTCAAATGCATCTGAATCTGCTGTTGTTGAAGGTCTAATTAAAAAAATAAGAATGCATGCTCATCCAGAAATAAGCGATGCTGGTTTTAATTTTAGTTTTCCAGATGTTTTCAAAGTAGATTTTATTACTAAAGGTGGTGGTAAAGCTAAAATGATACCATTCTCTCATGCGTATTGTACAGCAATATCTGTTAACTATGGTAGTTCTGGACCTGCCTTTTTTGGAGATGGTTCACCCGCTGAAATTGATTTAACTTTATCTCTTCAAGAAACAAAAGTTCTTAGCCGTGGAGATATTGAACATCCAGATGGTAAACCTGCAACTACTCCAGCGGCCGACCATTCATATACTGCATATGAGCCAAACCCAGAGGAATAATACGATATGAAATACTTTAAGTACTTTCCAACAATTCCATATGATTTAGATGCCAGTGGTGAAACTAAAGATATTGTAGATAGTTTTCGCTTTGCTAAAATCGTAAATAGCATAAAAGATGATATTACGTTTTATCGTTTTTATGATATACCAGATGGCGAAAGACCAGACCATACATCTCAGACTTTATATAAAACACCAGACTATTACTGGTCTTTCTTTGTAGCTAATCCCAGATTAAAAAGTTTAGAAGATTGGCCTTTAGCTCAGGCAGACCTAGCTAAAAAACTAGCTCATGATTATACTGGTAATGTTATAAACATTTCTACATTTGATTTTTTTAATAAATTTGAAAATGGAGAAACTATTACAGGTCTTATTTCTGGAGCAAGTGCAGTTGTAGATAGTAAAAATACATCTTTAGGTTGGGTATCAGTTGGAGCTATTACTGGAACCTTTCAAAATGGGGAAATTATTCAAGGGCAAACTTCAGGAGATACCGCAACTAT